TTTCGCTTTAAGCTATAGGTAAAACCCCAAAGAAAATGGGGACTAATTAAGAGCTCAACATATTTGGCTTAATTATAATTACATATTAACTTTAAAATAAGATCTTGAATTTAGCGCATAAGCGCAAGGAGCAATAGCACTCCTAATCAGAATCCGTTAGGTCTGTGTGGTGTTCTTCCATAAAACGTTCAAACAACCCACGTTTGGGACGGGGTCGATGGGGAACCTCAGCTTTATATTTCACTAACTGTGCATGAATGTCGGCAGGTATAGTAGTTGGATGCTCGCCGTCTGCGTGTGTCCAAACGTGCCCAACATTTTTAATATTTTTATAAAAATATTTCACTTTGCTGGGATCTGTAACAATCGGGACAAATGTGTCACTAATTTGATCATACCTATACTGAAACCCATCCACATTTATCAAGTAAGACTTATCTTCGACTACAGGTGGCAGTGCCGCAACAAACGCTTTCTTCTCATAGCGGCAACGCGGTATACACATCCTATATCCCAACATAAAATCATCTCCACCTGCAACAGCGAACAACATCTTAATCACCGCTTTCTGCGTAGACAGAGCAATAACTGCGCAGTCTGGTGGATTAAAGCTAAAGGGATTCAGTGTTAAGGTACACGGATAGACATAATTGTAAGGAACAGTGATATCAATGGGAAATACGGTATTATCATAAAAATACGCACAACCAAATTTAGTATACCTGAGAGCTAGGGAGCCATTCATAAAATCATCACCCTCCGGCAATTCTGGCTCCTGATAAACATCGGTTAGAAAATCATGGGCATACGCAGTAGCTTGGATCTTACCATTTGTAAGAACGTGCACACGGTAACTACCGCGCATAAATCGAAAAATTGCAATACACTTATGCAGAGGAGCTAACCAAAAATCGTCATCAAATACACGCTTTTCCCACCCGCGACCGTAAGGATTGTAGTAACGAGTAGTTATATTATATTTATCTGCTGCGGCACTAGCAAACCGATCGATAAAAGTCAGCTGATTGCATAACTGTTTGACACTAGTGTACACATTCGATGTGCTCTCACGATAAATGCGGGTACGTCTATCAACATCACCCATAAAAATTCCTCGTTGTTCGCGGAGGCACATTGAAGAACTGGCTGGGATAGCACATGGATCACGTTCCTCACCCTGCGCAGTTGGCGCAGTAAAATCCGGGGCATAAGCTGATGAATATGAGCTGAGTCGAGCGAATTGAAAATCATCGCACCCACTCACAAATATTTGGATATAGATGGGATTTACTGTCTCAGAAGCTGATGTTAATGGGTTAATCAATTGTAAATACAAATAACCAGCATTCGAACAAGTAGTATTAGTATCAGATTCACACCAGTTAGTTGTTGCTTCGAATGGGACCTCCACCGTTATATCAGACGAATCATTAATGTCCCACACTACATTGCGGACAGTGCTAGCAGCCCACAAATCTGTAGACAGCGACGTATCTCGAAGACCTCCATTACCTGGCATATAAATAATTCGTAACCGTGCCGAATGAAAACCTGAACTAACTGCACTAAAATGAAACTTAAAACTACCACGCCACAATGAAAACATGCGCGCTAAATACGCCATAGGTAAAGGATATTCAGTTCCGGCTGTGTTACTAAAGCCTTCTCCCCCAAATGTCATCAATCTTGGTTGTAGCTTCGTATACCACAATGTGGATCCAGCTGCGTCTGTAGATTTCAACTTATACGTCCAATGCAAGCACGGTGAGCTGACGATGTGTGTAATACTCATATCATCCGTTTCGCTATTAACGCACTCCTTTTGTGGTGCGACACTACTATCGGACGATGGACCCAACACAACTGAATTCGGCAAATCAGAGCATTTATTCATTAGCGGTTGTCGAATCTGCATACTATTAGTGCTCGCCAAATTTATAGGCACCGACATACCAGCTGCATGTGTAAAATTAGCGACATCTCGCGAAAACGCTGAAACAGCATCAAATGTTTGCGTTATAGGTCCCCCACGCATTGTAGGCCCTGGATTATTAACCGTAATACCTAATTTACTCAATTCCACTTCTTCTCCTTGAGCCTCTCCATACGTAGGCTTAGCAATACCTTTAGATATTATACTACCACTAAACTCTGGCTTGACTATTCGGCCAAATAACGTTACTTCCACCGGAGCTGGAGTTCCATTAGCTGATGAGAGGGGTGCCATAACGAAGGCACGTATCGCGAAAAAGCGAAAATTTGCTGCTGCGGTTTGGTCAAGTGCCAACTGCGCCAAATAATGTCTATATGGAACAACAAACTTTATACTCTGTCGTGGACCGGCCGATAGCTGGTACCAGTGAGGCCAAGTAGATGCGCTATAAGCTTGCATATAAGGTTCAGGCAGGATCTCTTTCACATTTCCTTTCGCATCTTTATCTAATGCAAATGGCATTACAACAAACATTAAACGACCATAATGAAAACGCGTAGCGTTAACTGTAATAGTGAATTCAAAATCAGGGCGAGCAAACGCAATCATAGCTCCTTTTGCTCGAACATAATCATTATAATAATCCTCTGGCAAAATCCATTGACCTACGTTCTTATAAATGGCATCAGTAGACGTCCACTTAAAAGTAGCAAACGCCATTGGTCGCTCAAAATAATCTGCTTGTAAATGACTGAAGTTGCAGTTGCGTGCTCGGGGTATGGACATAGATTGAACAGGGGGCTGATGTGGTGCATTTGAGTCAACAAAAGTTGTTTTACTATTCTGCTGCACATCACTCGTACACGTGGCATCCGACTTCGCCACAGTCGTATGTTCAGCAGTTGCACCGTTAACAGTATTCTTCGCCGTTGTGGTGACAATTCCATCTTCCTCTCCTTGAGCTGTTGCGATCTCTTCGTCTCCTTGTAATAATTTCACACATTCGCTATACAAGCGCAACATTATTTGCATTTTAGCATATAGTGTCGAGAATGTATACTTAACACCGGGCTTTCTCATAGCGCGCGTTAAAGCGCGTGAAAAAGCCGTCATACATGGTTCTAATTCTTTCATGTAATCAATCATAATAAGATACGCATTAAAATCTCGCGCATCTTCCTCCTCCTCGGCTTGTGCTTTTGGCCTCGTAATACGTATAACCTGCGGCCGACTAGGTTTACTTTTTCCTTCATAAGTTTGACTTTGTGCGATCAAATTTAAAACTTCTGAGTGTTGATCATCAGTGTCAGAAGAGTTCGACGATTGTACGTTATCAACGCACCCCACAGTACGCACTACTAAGTCGGTGTCAATGACTTTTGCACGATCGTACTGCAGTTGAACTGGTGAATAATCTTCTCCCCACTTAATCCGCTCACAATACTCATAAATAAATAGCTCATTGCTTGAAATCGAATAACCTGCCTTCATGAGCAGGTAGCAATACTCTATATAACGTTGTCTTAATTCATTAAACTTGACTCGTCCGTAATTAGATGCCTCCAAAAGTGAACTATTAAATCGATTCATTTGATCTACCATATTTGTTGGATCAGACTCGCTCCAACGAGCAATCTCGATGATTACTTGCCAATCAAGTTGTGGTAAATACTTTACGCCATCAAATGCAAATTTTCTTTTCAAAAACGACACATCAGGTAGCTTATACCACCCATCAACGACTTCACCTTTCAACGCCGACGTATATTCTAATCCCACACTAGCCATAACCTGCTTGTAATATTTACCTGTCATCTGAGGATATATGGCTGTATTTACTGCGATTGAATCATCATCGCCATAGTATTTCGGACCTATGCCTTTATTAAAATTGATAAGAGTCCGATAAGCTCTCAATATTGCTAATCTGGTTACAAACATACCAATCAAATTGTTAAACCATGTAGTGATTGCTGTGCCCGACTTGTTCCCTTGCACTGCTTGATAGACAACATCTCTATATATATGTTTCGAATTTAAAAACGTTGCGAATAACACCCTACGGATCATATCGTGCACTGGTGACCAATCCCTTCCATTACGATACCACTTATTGATTGATTCTGCGTTGGACATTCCAATTCGCTGAGCTGCACTCGCATCAAAATTTCGGACGTCTCCATTGAGAAAATCATCTCCCACACTTAATTGCTCTTTGATCAACGCTGTCCATTCCATACTGTTTGCGTTAATACCGACTGCACCTTCCCCACGAATGTAGGTAGCTTGCGTGTGCATTAGAAATGCACCAAAATATTTGCGTATCAGTAAATTAAAGTCAACCGGTGCTATCTGGAACAAACGAGTTTTACCAGACAAAACTTTTGATAATTCACGAGTTTCATCTTTCAGTGTATCAATAAACAACGTGTCTGTAATTTTTCCTTCACTAGCATCTCTCTCACGTTGTCGAACCTGTGTTTCTAAATATGGTCCCATCTTATATTGTACGGGGGCATCACTTATCTGTTCAAAAAACGGCAACTTACCATTCGTATTATCTAAAAACACATAAGGATATCCTGCTGATGTCTTCATCTCTACAGGATTAAGATTTCCACAACCATTAATCATCTCATGATCCGTTAGAATATGAGGTTCATATGGGCTCTGCCAACTTGAGCTGGTATTTGCTATGTGATCTTGTATAATATCCATCTCGCTATCTGTGCATGAATTACTAACTACTGCTATTTTCTTCATTGCATTCAACATAGGATAAACTCGCTCGCCATTTTCATCTGTGAAAGGGCGCAATTTAGCAATTCCCATAGTTGTTGGACCAAAATCTTCATTCATAATAGCATGCACTAAGGATGGCTGGATCTTAGTTTTACGCGGTAACATAACAACAGGATACTTATCAACTTGATATTCAGGAACAGTCAATCTAGGCAATCTGCCTAAGACATTAAGTCCTAGATCCCTTAGAGGTTGGGCATACTCCGCTGGCTCTTCATAAGACATAGCCACAGCTGTAATCATGGTTTCATCAGTATAAAGCTGCTTAAACGCTTCCTCTATATCTTCAACAAATATTAAAGATCCTAAACCATATCTCTCACCAACATGTCCAGCTGTATGCATAGCCATGATTTTACGGTTATTCATACGCGAATCACAATTCATCACCATCATGCCACAATCACCAACTGTTGATGTACAGTTATAATATTTCAAACAAATTGGAATAACAATTTCCCGCTTTTCAAATTTTCCCCCATACAAAGGATCATCTCGGCTTTCGTGATTGTAAACTGTATCGACAAACTCTCCATTTTGAACTTGCATAATATTTAAAGTAAATGAACCAGCCCGCATACCATACATATATAATTCACTTAATACTGGTCTATCAGTAGCACGCATAAAGAATTGTTTAATATGTGGTTTCTGTACCAACTTATTGATACGCACATATACTAAATCTTCACAGTGTTTGTAATCTAATTTACACACTGATATAGAATCCCACGCGACATCTACACTTAATTTATCATTCCAATGCAGGCGTAAAATCACCTCATCACCATGCGATTCCCAATGGGCTTGCATCTCCTTAAAACGAAACCAAAAATGATACGGCATAACAAAAACATCTGAGCCTAAGCATAAAGAAGACCCAAACATACGTGAATGTACCTCTTCACCCTCGTGCAACACACGTATTGAAAATTTACACATCTGCTTAGATATTATATTTTCCACAATAGAATTCTGCTGGTCATAGCTCATAGCCACTGCACCATCTCGCAGCTTCTTAACGCGCAATATCTGCGGTTTCTTTGGAAGTTGTTTACCTTCTGCTGTTTGGGCAGACAAGTCCTCACTAATTTCTTCCTTTCGAACTTCAACCTGTGCTTTAGGTGTACTTTCGGGGATGCCAAAAACTTTATGCAAAGCTCCGTAATAAAATCGTAAAACTCTATAGTAAGTGTAGCCTATAATAGACCACTGCACAAATTGCACAAAAACAACTAAATGTGGTGTTGTAAAAATTGCCGCCAATATATCGCTCCACATCTTCCTAAGCTTATCTACCCAGGTCTTGAAACGCAACCTAAAACGGTGCCAGCATGAAAAATTTTGGCGAGCCCAATACTGAACTCCGATAGTCTCCACTGCATATGTCACCCGGACAAACATATCCTCGTCACCCCAGGTATTACCTCCATACACTACATTTATGTAATCGGTTCCTCCTTGAGCATTCTGCCGTATACGTTCAATCATTTCCATATCCTCTGTGCCAATTAATTCTCGCACGACCGCTTGCATATTGCGCGTCACCTGTTCTGAATGCGCTCGTATAAACATAGCTACTTCATCTTCATTCATCTCCCGTGCATCATCAAAATCATCATCGGCTTGCGCTTGTGCTTCCCACTTTGTTCGAAAGTGGTTGTACAATCTATCCTTAAAGTCTGATTGCTTTGTTTTGTAACTAATTGCTTCTTGCTTAATATGTTCTATACCATCAGCAAAATTCTTAACGGCGATAACGTTCTTAGTTATCGGATCTGTGAAAGTCAATATATACAGATCTTTCGGAAACAATAATTTCTCTTTATATTCCGCTGGCGTATGTTGGGTACAAAACTCGTAACCCACACAATTAGCCGGGTTTGTATCCATCTCCAATTGCTGAGCCGCATAGTCAATACCAACTTGACCCTGATATTTTGGATTTAAACTAAAATGTACACATATATTTCGTCTTGCATACAAATGCGCTCCACCTGACCAACATTTATTCGCTATAAATGGCATATTTATCATTTCATTCTGAGCATTACTAATAACTAACTGACTATTAAAGTACACATTATGTTTACGTTCAAATGCCATCTCCAACGGATATACATTGTCATCAACTATATTAGTTAATTCCATAATTGCCTTATGCATAGCATTGTCCTCAGCATAATTCTGAAACAAGTCATTATACCACAAAACTGGATGACTATCATACCCCTCCCAGTAATCTTCTCCGCAATTGCGTAGATAAGTGTAATTAGTATAATCTTCATATTTGGTATTTATTTTAAGCGCTTGCGCAACTTCATTCACTATATACGGTTGAAAGACCCCCGTTTTTCCAATGCGAGGATCTCCATATATATAAACCCAGAATGGCTTTATTCTACGCGGGGCTAGCCCCGTGCGCATGTGATCAGGTATTCTTGCTATCACTGAATCTAATGTTTTAATCATTATTCGTAGATATGGTAAAATACGATAGTGTGAGCTGTTGCGCTTAGTCATTTGCTTAACCAAAGCATTCTCTGCCTTCAGCAATTTCTCGTATAGGGCCATAACCCTACGCGCTGATTCCTGGTTAGTCGAAGCTGTCAAATCGACTCGCTCTTGCTTAATAGCTAAAAACTCATCAACGAGCGGACACAGCGTATCTTCTCGAATGAATGATGGTAAAATCTTAAAATATTTCAAAATTTTATCTCCAATTAGCTCTACACATTTCTCCCATAACCGCAATATACACTCCACTATAGTTGTTGTACCTCGTATGTAGTCAGAAATTAATTTCACTTTTTTATTCGAGATAAATAAATTATCATAAACATCTTTTGGAACATCTCCGAACATACCCTTGATAATACCTACAGTTAGATTGAAAAACGACACCACAAACCCGGCATCATTCATATCATCATCTGCTTGTGCTTGACACCCACTAATCCTCTGGATAACTCGAATCAAGCCAACAGCGAACTGTTGGATGCAGCTCAGTACAGAGCTAGGCATAATTAGTGTTAAAAGTGCTACTACATTAGGCACTGATTGATTGTTATTTTGCTGTAATAAATAACCCAAAGATAATAATTTTATAAGATACATCAGTATTTCTCGCATATTTGCTGTCAATGTTGTTGTAAACTGTTGTAATCCCTGCTGCACAGCATTCACCATTTCAGTGACTTTGGCTAGCATGTCATCAACACGCGTTACTACAGTATTGATATTTAGCATTGTAGCTTGAGCAACTGGTATAGCCTCATTTAATCCGTCAATTGTTTGTGACACGCGAGCTGGAAATGATATAATATCGTCTAAAGCTTGTGCTCTAGCGTGTCTAGAACAACCACTATTTCTAAACTTGGTGTTCCGAGCGTCTTTGTCCACCTTTGGCATGGTTGTTTTAATGCCTAACGATTTAAAATACGTAAAAAGACGCATATAATCAACCCCTGTATTCCGATGATATGTTATTACCCAATCATCGTCGACACACCGAATTACATCCCGCATAACCGAATAAACAAATCCTTTTGGTTGACTCTGCACATACTTAAACATAACAGGTATATCAATCCAAGTTGGATTCTTATGAACGAACGAGTAGTTGATGCGATTGTTTTGAGTTGAGAAAGTCATTTGAAAGCTGTATAGTCTGGATGCAGTGAGTCGTAATGATTTTAAGGGGACCGCTTCCGGCTACGGCACTCCGAGTTTTTTATAGAGAGTTACTGTCTCTCGTGCATTTTTCTCAAGCGTTGGGGCAGGCCTAGCTTGGCGCCTGATCCTCAGCCCCGCCAAATGCAACCAAAGCTACATAAGATTTTAAGGGGCCTACGACCAGTGAATACCTAGGATTCCCAACGTTGGGGTCCAAGATATTGAGAGCTATACTGACTTCCTCGTAGTTTGGGAAAAGCATCTTCATGTTAAAGCTAATGGTGGGTCATTACTCCAACGCCACGTCATGGCTGCTACTTAAAGCTGTTATCGATATTACTTGTGGGGTTGCCACGTTCAAGTCGAAGAACGCCCGTGGGGTATATACCATTAGGAAGATCCTCTATCGCCGTACGATTCCATTAAGTACGCCAACCATATCTTGCCTAACCGCTATAACACTAATCTATTTTTATATGAACTGAACCTATGGCACTATAGAGATGACTAGTCTCTTCTAGCTGATCTTACGGGAAGCTCCAGTATCCAATTCATACATTATATACAATTTAAAATTTTATTTGTTTAGCAG